GAATAACAGCTATTAGCGTTATACTATCGTTATAACAATACCATTGAACAGTAACGCTAGAGTAATCTCACTGTAGTAGTCTTAATACCAGCCATATTATACCTGTTGTTCTACTACTGGGTTAACAAATGGAACACCATTTAACAATTTATTCCACATATCAGGATCTTTCCACTCACTCTTAATTTCATCGCTGATATGAATATCAGATAGTTCGTATGGAAAGTAAACTAAATCGTCTTGGAATGACTCAGCATAACCTGTAGTAGTTTCATGAACACGAACTGATGTTATACGAACACCTTCTTCACCATTGTTAAACTCTGTATTTTTTACAATCTTATCTAAAACGAATAAGAACATAAGTGAAAGAGCTTCAGCTGAAGGACTTACAGGCATTTCAATATAACGTGATGAGTTCTTAATCATAAAATCTTTAAACTCTTGAGTTTCAAGATTCCAAGCTGTATAAGTATGATCAAACGAGTCGATAAAATTACCGATCGTATGTTTCATAAGACCAAAATCCATTACCATTTGACCATTATCTAATCCATCAGCGGTAAAGAATACTTCTACTACATATGAATGACCGTGAATTGATTGCTTACATCTAATAGATGAGCAATTACGTACGATATGAGCGCCTTCAAATTTAAACTGTTTTCTAATAATCATTTTAAGTTTACCTATTGTTGTTCAGGTTGATTGGATTTAACTGATGCTGATGGTGAATAGCTATGGTCGTATGAAGTTCGTGCGAATGCTTGGTCATCGAGCATTATTCTAGCTGCAGGGCTAAATATCTCACCAACTACAAAACTAATCATACCAAAGACCGTAATCAACCAGAACACTATTGCTAGTTTTTTCATAAAACACCTCCTAGATAAAAGACGGACGTCCTTGTCCGTGTAGATTACTGAACTTTATTGCGTCTTGCTCTTAATTGAGCAAGAACCGCTTCAGCATCATCATCTACACTATCGTCACTTACCACAGGTGTTGGAGTTGCAACAGGTGTTGGAGTTGCGACTGGCGCTGCAGTAACTGCTGCGGCAACTGATGGAGCACTATATGTTGGTACAGCTGGCTCAGCTACACCACCATTTAAATGATTATTAAGTAATTGAGACAGCGCCTCTGCACCTGGATTAGCAGGTAACAATGAAGTTAGCACAACTAGTTTATCTTCAATACCATCAATTAAATCTTCTGCGATAGGAGTTGGACGTCTTTCAAATTTGCTTCTTGAATAATCTGCGTACTTACCATCTTGACTCTTTTTAATGATAAAGTTAGTACCGTCTTCATACGAATGTGGTGCTTCATCTAACTCACCAGTTTCAATTGAGTCTTTAATAGATGCATAAATTTTAGGACCTAATGATACAATTTTAACTTCACCATTACTATTCACACCAGTTTCTTTATCAGCTGGTAATGCATCATCCACAATCAATACTTGACCAAGATATTGGCGCTTACGATATAATTGTTGACCAGATACTTCATCACCATTCTTATAGAACTGTTGTGATGCTTTACATATAGGGCAATCTTCATTATAATTTTTTAAGCAGTTTACACGTTTTTTCTCACCATCAACGATTAAATCATGATGACTTTTTTCGAGTAAGAACCAAGGATTTGCTACATCTTTGTCAGGTAAGAAGCGAACAATTGTTTGTTCACCGAATCCGATATTCCAGAATGGATAGTAGTTGCCGTTACCACCACTAGTTGGTTGTTTTTCAGCAGCGAATTGTTGTTTTAATGCATCTAAGCTAAAAGTACGTTTTGTCATTTTATTTTCCTATTATTTTAAAGGTTTTGGTTTATATTATAAGTCTGTATTACTACTCACTGCAGGACTTCAACTACAGATACTACGATGTATTCTATATTATAATCGATACAAAATCAACTATTTTATGCTCTACGAGCATCAGTATTTAGTACTAAATCAGCAAAGGTTGTTAATATGTTGATACTTTTCTCAACATCATTAACAGCAGTGTCTATTACTAGATGTGGTGTCATTGGATGATCATATGGTGCATCTAACCCAGTGACCTCGTGAACTACACCATCTAACGCTTTAGCATATAACCCTTTCGGATCTCTGTTAATACATATATCGACCGGACACTTAACATAAATTTCTAGAAAACCGGAACCAATTAAGTCACCAGCTTTCTGACGATCATCCATTGATGGAGAAATCATAGCTACTATTGGAATAATACCTTCACGCACTAACTTAGATGCCATAGTAGCAGCTATCTTTATATTTTCAGATCGATCAGTTGGTGAAAAGCTTAAGTTTTTAGATACTGTTTGTCGTAGAACATCACCATCTATCACTTCTACATTGTGGCCTTTATCTATTAAGTGCTCACGTAGCTTAATAGATAAAGTACTCTTACCAGCTGCCGATAATCCAGTTAACCAAAAGGTTGGTGTTTGTAGTTTATTTTTCATTTTTAATCAATAGTTTAGCGGATATTGCAAGACGTTTATCAAAGCCATATGTATCCCAAATCTTATATTGCTTATCTACTCGCATAACATCCTCATATGAATGTAATTGTTCTAATCTATTATATTGAAAATCAATATAATATACGTGTAGCCCTTTAGCAAGCGCATCTTTAATTCGTCTTAACCAGAAGTCTCTACCATCCCAGGTTTGAATAGAGTCTGTAAGTACAGTACCATACTGTTTAACTAATCCAAACAATATACGCTTTGGTAATCCAATTGCAGCACTGCACGTTTTATCGAGCCATACGAACGACTGAAATACAAACTGACCGATAAGAGGTTCTGATTCTGTTTCAAACATCATGTAATATACTATCTTGCTAGTAGATTTATCAACCGCAAAAAAGACTTCATGCTTTCTTTCTACTGCGTGAAATACACTAACATCGTTATTAATCTTAGATACTAGCGCTACATCTAGTTCCAATAACTCTTTTAATCTACGTGAGTTATCTTCTTCATTACCAAGATAAAAATCGTCATCCATTGGTGCAGATAGTGCAGGGGTTTCTAATAATATATCACGTAACAGCATAATAACATCCAATGATCAAAACGAGTATTTATTCATCGCCATCAGCATCATCTTCTATTACTTCTTTAGCAAGAACTAATTGTAGTTGTGATAATGTCTCATAATGATGATCATCTGATAAGTTAGCATTAAACATACGATTGTATTCTGCTATTGTGAGTTGGCACATGATTTCCACCTATTTGCGTTTTAAGGTAAATAATATTATACTTAACTAATTACAATGGATCAACCTTATGTTACTTAATCAAGCAACACAATATGCAATTAAATTAAATGGTGCGGTAGTTGCTAAATTTCAAACTCAATTGGAAGCACAATCCGCATTGATTTCGTTGAAGTCTAATAACCCATTATACGAAAACGCTAATATTGCAGTAGTATCTGAAAATAATCAAGAATTATTACTTGGTTGAGATATCACCGTGTATACACCTGATGTTAAAACTATTTACAATAGATTAAAATCATCTGCAAAGAAGCGAAACATTGCGTTTACACTAACAGTTACTGACTTGCATGAATTAAGCTACCCAATTACTTGCCCAATTTTAAATATTCCGTTACGATTTAATCGTGGACGAGTACAGGATAACTCTTATTCGATAGATAGAAAAGACTCTTCACTTGGATATGAGCGAGATAATATCCAAGTGATATCTTATAGAGCTAACATGCTTAAAAATAATGCTACAGCTGATGAGCTTAAGCAGCTAGCACTACACATATAGTATTAAATCTTTACGGATTTGATACTCATGTGCATTTAATCCATGTGATACACAGAACTCATTAACTTGATCAGAAACATCGTCAGATGGACTGTGAACTGTTATTCCAGTGAAAATAGATTCTTGACCTGATACTAAAACTGATCTTGGTGTTAAAAATATATTGTATCCAAAATCAGTAATCTGCTCTGCCGCCATTGTAACATAACTCCTTTAATTTTATAGTTTTGAATACTCAACAGTTAATTGATTGAGCACGTTTGAATATAAGTTCTCATCGAGTTGAAGAGACTCTAAAATATCAGTTAAATATTCGTTATCTTCACGATTATTCCAGATCTTAATATAAGTACCAGATTTATAACCATTCAGCTGACGGAACTCGTTTAATGCGTTTTTACCTATGTACCGCTTATATAAGTCATCAAATGTAAGCCCTAATGAATGCCACATTAAGAAGAATATTTCTGTATCAAACATAGGTTCAATACTGGTAACACCATTAACTAGTATAGTAACAGCACACTTAAATTGCATTGGATCAAAATCAGGCTCACTACTAAACGTCTCAACAGCATACTTAATATCGGCTTCATATCCAGCAACTAATGCTGTGCAATCATTGGTATCCATATCAGCATATAACGCCATATCTAAGCTCATACCAAAGTGCCAGATATCCACTAACTCCATAACCATTTGATTTATATCAGGTGTTTGCTGTTTCCACCATTTATAACCAGTATGTTCTAGTAACTCACCAGCTTCACATAAGATTGCTTGATCCCAAGCGTAACCTTGTTCAATCCATTCCGGATGAACTTTTTTATTAAAGATGTCTTGTAGCTCAAGCATTGCGTGTATTTTAGATTTCATAATTGCTCCTAATATAAAAATGATATTATAGTATTATAATATACTAAAATCTACTTTATTAATTTATGATAGTTGACAGTCCAATCACCTACAAATAAGCTTTGTGCATACGCTAGAGTAATTTTACCGCTACATAGCGCTCTATGCGCCCAACCTTCAAGTACATCTTTCTTACGAGCTCCCATGGTGCCATCCCAAGGTTGAGGCCATAGGTTACGTGGGTCACTTGGATGACCACCAACAGCTAATGGAATCAAATGATCTTCTTCGTAGTGCCGCATATCTTTATCGGTGTATTGATACTCATCGATCTGTTGTTTTTTTAATTTATTTGTATAGTTAACACCTGGTCTAACGGTAGATGTGTATCCTGTAACACAAACCGTATTATGTAAATTCTTTTGAGTTACACTAATATCAATTGCACCTGGGGTTAATGCAGGGTTAGGTATTACATCTGCAGATACTATGATTGGAAACAACAATGGTACAAAATATATTAATTTCATGTAATTAACCTTAATTTAAGAACGATTGCACAATATGTGATATATTGCTCTGAGTATAGACGCCATATTTAGACATAGCTGATATAGGTATAATTCTACCATGTCGTTCAAACTGATAATGTAAAAACGACCTACCGATAACAAAATGCATACCGTTAAAAATATCTACGATATGAAACCGGGTTGATTTTTTTGTTGGAGCAAACCAATCTGGGTGACATTTAATAATAGGTTCCTGCGTCCAATCTGTAGCCGACACTTTAACATCAGCTGTTATATAATGCTCATTATGATAGTATTCGATGTCATTACCATGTAACTGATTAGTATTATCTTGTAATAACTTTACATCTTTATAAAGCTCTTGACATGCAGCATATGATATATACTCACCCATAAGGCCTATAATTGATGAGTACACACCGCTTCTGATATTATATGGCATGTAAGGTAGTTCATCTTTATATTCAGATGTTGGACTATACCTCTTATACATTTCAACAATAAAGTCTTTATATTTTGATCCAATGATATGTTCTTTAACACTGATATCTGGATACATTTTAATTAATTCATCTAATAATAGAATCTCATCAAATCCATGAGATACATCTAATTTATCTTCTAATGATATTAATAATTTGGTACAATCTGTTAGTAGCTGTTTTGCATTAGTCGGTTTGTACATTAGCTAGTGTAATTAATGTTTGGCTTAATTGATTAGAATAATCACTAAGTACTTGTTGAGGGTTTTGTTGATATGTATTAGCGCAAAGGTTAATTATATCCACCATGGGTTGCCATTCATCGTCCACTGTTCCTGTCGTATGCAACTTCCGTATTGCATGATATACTAAATTATCAATTACTTGAACGTACCCTGTATTACTCATAAATTAAACTTCCGTATTAAAAAGTAAATATTTACTATAATTTAATGAAGGGTGGATTTTTATAATAATCTCAATAGTAGAAAAGTGCAAGTTTTTCAATAAATAATATGATAACCCGAGTTTTACCATTAACTAAGGAAAACTGATGGAAACTACATTAATCAAGCATCATGATAAACTGATCATATTTCAGAATAAAGCACAAGTACTAGAAGTTGAATTACCTGAAGGTGCTAGATACTTACCAATGAATGTTTTTTCTGAATTTAAAGAGTTCTTTATGGAACGTGCAGTGTTTGAACCACTTAATACCAGAACAGTATTAAATATATATGAAGACTGGAAAAATTATTTTACTGAGAACTTAACTTAACTATATGATTATTAACAATGTTCCAATGGTGTACAGCTACAATCACAAATATACAGATTATGTTAGTACTGCTATACCAGTGAATCACCAGTTTACTGATGAGGTTAATAACTTGTTATCAGCTAAGCAGGATGTTCAACGTATCAATCAGTTGCAGGCGATAATTAGCCGGATGAATGCGGATGCAAAGTTGAACATCCCTTATTTTATTAACAACTGTAATTATGTAGCTTCATTATCACGGCACAACTACATGTATGCTCCAGGTGTACATCGATAGGCGCTATAGCGCCTATCGTTTATTTGATAACTTAACTTGAAGTGAGTTTATTACTTCTTGTTGAAGCTCTACTTGAGCCTTCAATGTCTTAACTTCGTTTTTAATCTCTGTAAAGTCTGCAAATTTACTTTCGTTTGATGTTTTATACAATGTTAACTGCGTATTACTATCATCAATTCCAGTTTTTAATATATTATATTGTGATATAACCGCAATAGTAAAAGTAATAACTTGCACTACTGTTGAGATTGAAAGTTTTAAGTTGTTCACGTTCATGTTATCAGCTTTTTTATTTTTATCATCTTCATCAACCGGTGCTCGTTCATCCTCCGGATTAATAAATGCTCCGTGCTTATCTACGTAAATATTCCGCTGCTTATCGAAGTAAACATCAAGTTGTGGGATGTATTCGACCTCATTGCTACCCATATTAGCCTCCTTATCACTATATGAATGGTTATGAAATATAAGCAACCGTGCACAATACTTCACTTTGTATTTATCCTTAACATCAAAATATATTTTGCTAAATAAGGAGGAATACTGGCTATCAATTGCCTTTAGTATTATAATGTTAATATTTAACCAATTTAATGAGCAAATATGTCTGAAGATCTGTATAAAATTCTAGGTGTGTCTCGTGATGCATCACAAGATGAAATTAAAAAACAATATCGTAAGTTGGCGATGAAGCATCACCCTGATCGGAACAATGGTAATGCAGAATCGGAAGCTATATTTAAAAAACTAAGCACTGCGTATGATACTTTGTCTGATCCTGCTAAAAGATCAGAGTATGATAATCCTCAACCAGATTTTAATCCATTTGGTGGCGGTTTTGGTGGATTTAATCCATTTGATCATCCAGCGCATCAGCAAGCTCATGAAAATTTAGACTTGTTATATGGTATTGATATTACGCTAGAAGAAGCTTACCATGGCACTACTAGAGAAGTTAAGTATAATAAGCGTATTAAGTGCTCTACATGTAATGGTCAGGGTACTTCTAAACCAAATGATACTGTTAGATGTAGTTTATGTCAAGGTAGAGGTGTGCATGTAGTTCAAAACGGACCATTTATGCAGCAGAGTATCTGCCAGCCGTGTAAAGGTAGTGGTAAAATTATTCAACACCCATGTGGTAGCTGTGATGGTGAAGGAACTGTTGTTGATAGAGTAACTATCGATATTAATATACAAAAAGGATTATCAGGTAATCGATTACAAATACACCACGGTGGACATTGTGGTAAAAACCATACGGGTAACCTGTACATCGATGTTACGATATTACCGCATCCAAGATTTGATAGAAAAGGTCCGGTTGATCTGGTTTGTCAAATTGACTGCACATACGACACGTTATGCTTAGGTGGAACTGTTCAAGTATCTACCATTGATGGTGATATTAACGTTAAAATTGCAGCTGGTACACAAACTGGTAGTGTTGTACGTGTTGCTAAAAAAGGTATGCGTGTAGGTCAGATGACCGGTAACTTGTTATGTGTAGTTAGATGTATTATTCCAGCTAATTTAACTGATAAGCAAAAAGAACTAATTCAAGAGCTCGCTAACAGCTTTGAAACTATCGAACTAAATAGCGAACCAACTACTGCGGAGTAACATATGACAACAAACGTTTTACTAGATCGATTAAAACTACCTGGTGAGGTTGTAAGACTACCATCGTGTGGTTTATTTTATGCAGATGGAGTGCTTGCGGACGATGTAGTTGATGGAGAGGTAATGGTTTATCCTATGTCTGCGTATGACGACATTAGTATGAAGAATATCTCAGAGATTATTAATGGTAACGCTATTAATATTGTGTTTGCTAGATGTATACCTCAAATACTTAGACCAGATGAGCTATTTGGTAAAGATGTAGATATGTTGTTGATAATGTTACGTAAGGTGTCTACAGGGCCTACCATTCGTATATCATACACACACAATTGCGCTGAAGGTAAAGCACATAAATATACAATTCCATTAGCTCACATAATTGCTTCATCTAAAACTATTGATCCAACATTAGTTGATACAGATTATACTGTTGCTTTAGATAATGGACAGATTGTAACACTTCAACCTATCAAGTTTAAAGATGTTCTTGCTATTATGAAAGACGCAACTGAATATGAGTCGATGTCTAATCTTGAAATTAAAACAAAGATGTTAGAGTCGACTGTAAGAATGATTAAATCAGTTGATGAGGTTACCGATTTTGATTTAATTAATGAATGGGTTCACGCATTACCTAAAAATGATTTTACCAAAATTACAGATGCAATGAATAATGGTAAAGACTGGGGACCTAATATGAGGTATCCTATCATTTGCGAAGATTGTGAAAAAGAAGCTGAGGTTGAGGTTCCCCTCAATCCATTAACTTTTTTTTTGGACTCCTGAGGTTTAAAGATAGAGCTCAAATAAATCAATATGTTAACCAACTATCACATGAAACTAGTAATATTATTGAACAGATAGTTGAGTTAACATACTTTATGAGGGGATCGATTCAGTATTATGATATGATGCATATGTCTATCCCGGAGCGTACAGCAGTAAGCGACTTTATTTCAAAAAGGCTTGAAGTAGAATTAAAGAAACCGTCACCACAAGCAATATATTAATGAGTTAACTATGGGCAAATTTACCGATTTTTACCGTATCGTTTCACCAGCACAGCCATCTGTAACGGTAAACGATAACCAAATAATGGATCATGGATATGCATCCACGTCTAACTTTAATTGGTATCAAAAAATTATTCAAGGTAGCTCATCTAGAGTTTCTCGATATAATGAGTATAATATCATGGATCAAGATGTTGAGATCGCAAGAGCTCTCGATATCGTTGCTGAAGAAATGACACCGAGAAATAATAAGAATAATATGCCTCTTGAAATTGATCTTCAGATTGAAGAAGGTCATGAATCAGATGATACATTAGTTCTTACTATTAGAGCAGCATTACGCCATTGGTGCTCACTACATGGCTTTGATAATAATAGATTATTTAAACTATCACGTAATATGGTCAAATATGGTGATTGTTTCTTTAGAAAAACATCTAATTATAAGCAATGGGAATGGATTCCAGCTAGTGATATCGCAGGTGCGGTAGTTGATGCTAACGATGTTACTCGCATATTAGGATACCAGGTACGTACAAATTCTAAAACACCAAACGCACCTAATATGGCAACATCTAGTTATCGTAGCATATCTAGCAAAGATGAATATGAGATTATTGATGCTGATAAAATGGTTGTGTTCTCTATCAATGATGATATGTCTGATAGTGCTCCATTTGGTGAATCAATTTTACGTACTGTATATAAAACTCATAAACAAAAAGAATTATTGGAAGATGCGATTATTATCTATCGTATCCAACGTGCTCCAGAACGCAGAGTGTTTTATATTGATGTAGGTAAAATGCCGCCTAATAGAATTAAAACATACCTGGAAACTATAAAAAATGAAATGCGACAAAAACGGATTCCTAGCCAGAGTCCAAATGGTACCAATGCGGTGGATGCGGTGTACAATCCACAATGTTTGGCGTTGGATACTCTTATTCCCCTTATGGATGGTAGAACGCTTTCATTATCAGATATTATTGCTGAGATTGATAACGGCAATGAATTGTGGGCCTACTCAGTAGATCCTGAAACTAATACATGCCACCCAGGTATTATTTCTTGGGCTGGTGTTACTCGTGTTAATACAAATGTTATTAAGGTTACTCTAAGTAATGGTAACGAAATAATTTGTACCCCTGATCATAACGTTCCTGTTAGAGGTAGAGGTTTTGTACCTGCAATATTGTTAACTCCTGATGATGAGTTATTTGAGACATGCACTACTGAAACCGATCTTACTACTGCACATGCTCAATTTGAACGATATAACCATTGGGATGAATACACCAAAGATTTAACTCCAGGTACTATATCAATCGTTAATATTGAAACTGTTACAGAGTTAATGGATGTAGGTACGCTTACTATCGATCAACTCGACTATTACCACGCACATCATACGTTTGCAACAGCATGCGGGTTATTCGTTAAAAATAGCCAGATGGAAGACATATTCTTGGCTCAAAGAGCAGATGGTGCGGGTTCAAAAGTAGACGTGCTTCAAGGTGGTTGCTTAGACTTAGATACCAAAATTGATTTAATAGATAACGAATCTAAAACTCTTAGAGATCTAATTACTGATTACGAGAATGGTATTGAAAATATCACTATTAGTTGCTGCCCATGTAGCGGTAAATTACTACCCGGTAAAATATCTTGGGCAGGCATTACACATGAAAGCACAGGGGTAGTTGAATTAGTACTAGATAATAATAACAAAATTATTTGTACGCCAGATCACAGGTTCCCAGTTTGGGGCAAAGGTTTCATACAAGCGTCTGATCTAGCAG